AATACTTTTAAAATTGTAGCCTTGGCTTTGCCTTGATCCTCAACCAAGTTTCTACCCATCAAACGACCAGATGTCTTAGCTGTGCGCCCGGTCTGCTCTAGGCTACCAATGCCATTATTTAGGTTAGCAATAAACTCTCTACCGGCATCAGGGTTATTAGATTTTGATTGCGAGCTGCCATATCTGTTTTGCCTTCCAGCAGTTTCTATAATTGCACCAGATGCAGATTTGTTTAGTAAACTGACAAGCGATGACCAGCCACTTCTATTGCTTCTACTTTTTGCTAACGAATAAGTCAAGCCACGTCTAACTACATTGGCTTCAAAGCTAGGAAAAGCGCGGTTGCGACCAGTACGGCTCTTGCGCTCATAGCCTGGATAATTAAAGCGAGATAGGTTATCTATTGTGCCTGGCACATCATTACGCGCTGCCTGGGTAATGGCCTTTAAGGGCGCAGCAATTTCCTTGTTATATGCCTTTAGGGTTTCCGGGGCTAGTTTACGCAAAATCTTCCTAGCCTCTACGACTCCTTTTACCTCTGTTGGCATTCTCTCGCTCTCTTGCCTGCTGCTTTAAGACTTCGTAAAAAGCCTTAAGCAAATCTGTGTCCATGTTAATAAACTCGCTAGGCGCGATTCCAGTATGGATGCTCAACTGAGCAACTCTATACGTAAAGGAATCGCGCGTTAGCCATTTGGGGAATCGTCTGACACCACATCAACCGCAGCTAGGGTTTCAAGAAACGCTGATCCAAAAGGTTTGACATCAGGCGCATCTGCGCGGCGTAGACATTCCCATGCAAGCCAATAGATATGCTCTTGCTTTTCATCCTCACGAAAAGCTTTGTGAAAGCCTTTGCGAAACTGCTGCTCAAATGCATATTCAACAGATGGACTTATTGAGTGTGTACTCTTAGTTCCATCAGCCCTTGTTACTATTATTCTTGCCATTTTTGCCCCTTTGTTAAATTAGAACGTGCCGGTGTCGGCTTTTGTAACTACAGAGTTTAGCGTAAAAGTAATATCCTGTGTTGCCATATCGCCAACCGCGCCGTTAATAGGTGTTAGGTTGTTGACAAGAATATCAAAGGTGTAAAGCGGATTAGTTGCCGATACGGCCGGAACTTTCGCTTGTACCATCTTTACCGCAACAGTTGTGCCGAATGCAGCATTGAGTGTCTGTAGTACGTTTGATGTTGCTGTGTCATTTAGGAATGAAACAGTTAGTGAGCCTGATTCTAGACCCTTGACAAACTTATGTGCGGTATCTCCCATAGCTGTGACTTCAAGTTCATCAGCAGCATAATTGAGAGTAACCGAAGTTACGTGGTCGCTTAGATCAACAGCGTTAATCTTCAGGCCAACAGTATTATTTAAAAATACAGCCATGTTAGCTTATTCCTCATCTTTCTTAGTTGTTGGTTTTGGTGCTTTTTCGCTTGGCTCAACCTGGCCGATTTTGGCAAGAAAAGCCTCGCGTTCTTTGTCTATATCAGCCATGTTTTAGCTCCAATCGGATAGTACGCTGATTGATACTTCCCCGGATAGCAGATCGCCTGCTGTTCCGGTTAAGACCGCCGGTGCGCTGAAAGTGCCAATGGAATACACAATTGACGATGCTTCCAGCTTGTTTACGATATTTAGATAATAATCTTCAATGTTAATTAGGTTGCCTTGGTTATCAAACATAGGGGTTAGCACTATTAATTTAAAGTTAACCTTAGGCTTAATGGTTTTGTAATGGTCGTTGCTTGGCTCAATGTATGGATCATCAGGCTGTACCACGATGCTGTTAGCAAGCGGGGTGGCAGGTGGGAAGGAAAACACCTGCCACGCCGCATCATCAGCTAGCGCGGTTGCGATTGTTCCCCGTAGGGTAGAGATTGCTGACATTATCCTACTTGACCGCCCGGCGCTAAGTGATCCGCAAGTAAACCGCGAACACGTGCCATTAGAGTATTGCCCATGCGATACGGCGAAGGTTGAAAGTCTGGTGAAATGCCACCAGCGTTTGAAGCTTGACGAGCCTGCCAAATGTCCACAGCAATCATTAGAGATGCTAGGTTGACTTCAGGTAGTGTGGCATAATTATGATAAGTGTTGGGTGCTGTTATTGTGCCTACAGGCTGCACTTCAAATTTTATTTGATTCGCTGCGACTAACGCATAACTGATTTTGTATTGTTTTGTATCAGTTATAGTGTGCGAGCCGTTAAATGTTGCACCGCTATGCGTAACTGTAACTGTCTGCCCAATGCTAAATTGATGTGGTACGTTTGTGTAAAGTGTTGCTACATTGTCGGTTAATTCTGTTGCAACTACCGAAGCTGTATTAAACCACAGTTTGCTTTTTACAACATTTTCTGCTGCTTGGCAGCATTCTTCCACTACTGCTGAGCTGTATAAAGCACCAATGCCAAGGGCAGAACGCAGTTCCGCTTCAGTTACGTATGTTGCAGGCATTGTCTTTCCTTTCTAATGTTAGCCCCGGCGCAAGGGCTGTGCGCCGGGGTAACTCTACGATCTAGTTAGTTAGATCAGGACTTGTTGAACCAGTTTGCACCAGCGCCAACCTTGGTAGCTAATGCACCATATCCGTAGTACAGCAAGTCAATTGTTCCATCGCTGTTTACGTTTGTGCGAAGCTGGAAGCGTGGTGATTCAAACCATTGATATGAATCTGGGTTAATTGCAACCATTGAGTAATCACCTAGACCGGTATTACCAGTTCCGGTGTTTAGGCGGTCTACGTAAAGGCTTAGACCTGCAACTGTTCCACGTACTGAATCTGGTGAAAGTGCTCCACCAGCGTTTTGTGGGTTAGCTGCAATATAAATTGGGCGGCCACCATCATTGTAAGACATAATCTTCGCCCATTGTTCTGGGGATACAACGAGATTACGTGCAAAGCCTAGTGTTCCCTTATAGATTGCTGCTGCTGCTGTTGAGATGAAGGTAAGCAATCCGTCTTTGTCTTCAGTTGTTGCAGTTGCGTTTAGAACGCCACCTGATGCAAGACCCTGTTGGACAAAGCCATCAGTTTCTTTTGCATAAGCAAACTCCATTTGACGTACAAGCTCATCAAAGAAAACAGGGCTTGAACGATCAATAAGCTCAACAGTAGTAATTGCGCGACCTTTGAAAGGCTTGACAGATACGCTGAGATATGAAGCGGTTAATTGTGAATCTGCAATTGCCTGATTCTCATCAATTTGATCAACAATTGGTACTGCTGTAATTTTTGGAATCTCAAATGTCATACCTGCATCAGGTAGTGTGCCTCTTGAAATTGCATCAACGTAAGGGCGGTCTGCATTTGATAGTGGGTTGATAACCTCTGTTAGCTGACGTGTTGGAACCATGCCAGGCGCAGTAGTTGTTTCGTTATCGGCAGCGCGAACATACATCGCTGCATCTTCATCGCCAAGGAACTTTGCACGTAGAGTGTTTTCAAGGTACTTAGCCTTGGTAAACTCTAAACGTGGCTTGGCATAAATTGGTGCTGTAACTGTTGGGCGCGAAGCTTCCACCGCAGGGGCTTCAACCTCAGGCGCAACGGCTACGGCGTTTGTTGTGTCTTCCACAACGGCCTCGCTTTCGTTTTGGGTTGTTATTTCTTTTGCAGCATCATCTTCAGATGCAGCAACGCTCAAAACTTCCGCGCTCTTAAACGCAGCAGCTTGAACAAGACTTGTTTCCATCATTTTGCTTGATAAAACACGATAAACGCCACCATCGCGCTTGCCATCAATGACTTCAACGCCAACTGATAGGCCGCTACGTAGTTGCTCAGATGCTTCAATAAGTGCATCTGTTCCGCGTGTCGTGTTGCTAATTTTAAATGTTGCATACATGCCATCTTCATCTTCACGATAAGAAACCATGCGACCAATTGGCTTCTTTGCATCATGCTCTAGCAAAAGCTTTGGCTTAGGGTTTTCGGGAATCTCAATGGATCCTTTTTCAAATACAACCTTGCCAGCAGATGTCTGCCCAATCTCACCATCAAACGGCACAATTTTGCCAGAGATGGTGCGCTCACTAATTGAGCATTCTAAATCGCTAGTAAATGTTAGGTGCATTTTCATTTCCATTCGGTGATAGGTTTTCCATTTCCATGGCTTGTTCTACTGTAATTAAACCAAGTGATAGTAGCTTCTCAATTACAGTTAATCTTTCAATTGCATTTACTGCTAAGAAAGCATCCTCTACATCAAACTTAACAATGTTAGTTGATGCTGTAATGTCATTCATGCTTAGTCGGCCTTCAATGGCATGTAAGTAAGGTGCT